TAAGCACTTCGTCTTCGTTCATTGGGTAGAACAACCGCGAACGAACATCCGCCTTATGAACGAAATAGACATCGAACACGAGGAATAGGTTGATGAATTCGCCGCTTTTGTTATGAAGAATATGCTCGCCGTCTAGTAATGTATTGTGTAATTTGGTATTCAATGAGACAGCACCCGTGAATTGGAAGTTCATATTCGTATCGATGAGATACACGTGGCCGGTTTTCGGGGCAACGAAGATGAGTTTTCGCTGTCCATCCGCCTTTTCAGTGACCGAATAATTCAAACGAATATTTGGGACTTTTGAATCGGGGTCAATTGGCTGGATGTTTTGCATTTGAAGAGTATATGAAGCGGGGCCGATGAAATGTTTGGGACGCAGGTGTAACCCACCACCATTCCCGCTGTTTCGTTCGCGTTCGCGTTCGCGCTTTTCGCGCTCTCGCTCTCGCTCACGTTCGCGTTCGCGTTCGATTGCGTCTTTATCTTTGTCCTTGTCTTTGTCTTTTCCTGTGCCGCGCTCACGCTCGCGTTCGTCGTCGTCGTCATCGCTGTCTCCTCCCGGTTTTTCATCCGGATATAGTAACTCGTAATATCGTCGCTGAACTCCGCGAATATCAGAAGCCGACACCGGGTAGTTGGTTCCTTGAAACCCAGACATAACAATCTTAATCATTTTGCGAAGATTATCCAATAAATACTGCGGATGATTGAAAGCGGTTCCTGGGCCAACAATGTCGTTGATAACCTCTATCTCAATCTCATAACGAATCGGGCTTTCGAGCACTTTTGCCGCTTCAAATGTCGACGCTGAAATATATCCTGTCTGGTCTTTATGCGATTCTTTGACAACACTCATATCGATTTGAAAGGGGAAATCCGGATGCTTCAATGTGCTTCGGTTGATATAACGAAAGGTCTTCTTGTTGTCATTCCACGATTTCAATATCGACCTTGCTAGCGTGCTAGTATTGGCAATACGCTTTTCGCGTTGATAACTCACCTTGAAATTAAAGTCGTCGAAAATGACCGGATGAATTGTTTCTCCGGACGACGATTTCGCATACATCTTCTGCGTGAATAGACAGTATTTCTCGTCGGGTGTATTCGTTTTACAATAATTCTGAACATCGTTGATGCCGTGGATTTCAGCACGAATGAGTGAAAGCTTCGTCTGCCCGGTCTTCTGGTCGATGAATTCGTTCTGGATTTTCAACGAATACGCGTTTTTCTTCTGGAACGAAAACCCGCTCGAGAGTAGCTTTTGAAGAACTCCGTCGAAATTTTCGCGGGTGGTGGGCCGATTTCCGCGTGTTCCAAATCGTATTTCTAATTCAGGTATTCCATCTGTCTTATCAATGATACCTTCTAAATAATGTTTTGCAATAGTAGAAAACTCTGATTGCTTCGCCGACGCTGTTTCTTGTCCCGACAGCGAAACTTCACCGTGTTTCCTCGGCATTATATATATATGAATATGATATATTATTTAATTCATATATATACTTCAATTTTATAGACATCGACATATGGCTTCATATAGCTCGGGTTTTGTTTTACGCTTTTCACTGCCGATTGACCCGAACTTTCCGGGTGTTATTGACGACACTGGCAGCCCGAGTTTTGTCGAAATGTCGATTAGGTCTTGTAATTTGTATGCTGATATCGGGCGAATTGGCGCAGAAATACTCTCCATTCGCCAATAATTCGCCCGAATGAATGCTGCATATTGTATCATTATTGTTTGTTTCTGGGCAATATACAAAATATACTGACCACCTACCTTCTCAACGATAAACGGTGCTTCATTGCCAGCATTCACGATGTCGTAATATTTACGGTTTTCAACAATATATACCGACAGTGATTTACACACAGCAATTCCGTGGAATGTTTCTAATGTAATAAACGGTTTATGGACGAGACTTTCTTCGATACCACTCAATTTCAGCTTGTTCGCTTTTAGTTTGGGTTTATTTTCACGCAATAATTCGATAAGTTCGAATTTAAATCGGTTTGATTCGGTGTAATAATTTTCGATTGTTTCGTATTTTTCGAGACCATATATCATAATATAGATACACCATAATAACGCGTCTTTTTTCATTGCTTCGTTACCACGACTGCCAGTGCTACCATAACGATATGGGTTCATCAAATCAGGGTGAAATTGTTCTTCGGGGTGGTCGCTGTCGCTGGCGCTGTCGCTGGCGCTGTCGCTGTCGCTGTCGCTGTCGCTGTCGCTGGCGCTGTCGCTGTCGCTGGCGCTGTCGCTGTCGCTGTCGCTGTCGCTCTCACTCTTACTCTCACTCGCACTCTCGTCCTCGCTCTTTGTATATGTGCATTTTTCATTTTCAATCACCACAGGCATCGGCGTCGTAAATAATGGCTCAGGCACTTCTTTCACACGAACCGGCTTCTCTCTTTCATAATAAATGATACTCCGTCCATCTTCCAAATTTTCCTTCGTAAATGAATATGAATTATAGAGACAAGGAACTATGACTGACATCGTGTATATTATTTCACGATTTATCTTTATGCTGTTATGTCATCCGGCCATTCGTCCGGCCATTATGCCTTATCAAAAAATTCCTTGGTCAGGCTCATTTTCTGTTCCTCGATTTCACTTAGATGTTTCTCCTGATGAATCACATAATTCATATAATCATACAATTCTTTCAATAGGTCATTGTTTAATTTGGTTATATTCACAAACACCCCATTTTTATTCTCGTTGATTTGAGTATGTTTCGTGTGTAATATTCGCAAAATCTCAATTTGATGAACAATCGGCATATTTTCAATCCCGTCTTTTAATGCCATCAAATAATTGGTTTTGGCCTCACAATGCTGAGCAATCGTCTGGATTTCGTTCATTGTAGTAAGGCTGGCAATTGCTGCTGCACTTTGCGTCGATGATGATGATGATACCGATGACATTTCTACATATACAGACAATAAAAACTTTATACTCTTTCTTTCGGGGTATCGTATCGTATCGTATCACGGGTTCTCTGCGTCCATTAACATTGCGATGATTGTAACATGCGTATCGTGCAATACAAACCTGCGTCCAATAATATTCACGGTCAATACATCATTTTCTTCGATTCGAGAGAACAATTCACACGACGACGAAGCATTATGCATATCACGCGAAAGGAACACCTCGATTGGTGAAACATGGCCGGATGCTAGATGACGCGCTCCAGCACGAATACCTGCGTGTGTGATGGTTCGTGCGATACACTTAATCACCGTATTCTCATCCGGATAACATACCATACAGTCAGCAATAATGTCGAAAATGATATTTGCTGCGGCAAGTGTTCCACACGAATAGGATGATATCGATACGGAATTGGGACAAATATACCCTTCAATCGAGCATCGTCCTTCTACCATTTTGGCGAGTTCAGTTCGTAGTAGATGAACGACTACGGTAGATTTCGTGATTTTGTAAAAGGGGACAGAGAGCGTTCGACGAATTTGGCGTTTTACGAAGAGTGATGGGTCGCAGTAAGGTTCGGGCTCGGGCTCGCACACAGGCTCGGGCTCGGGCACAGGCACAGGCATCAGCACCGGGATTTCAATCGTAGAAACGACCGATGTCGCGGCTTTATCTTCTTGGTTATTTTTCGTTTTGGGTCGTATTATTCTTGTTGGTCGTTTCGCGGGTGCTGCTGCTGCTGATGCCATTATCACGACGACTATATGAATTAAAGAAATGTGTTTATATTTGTATCAATTTTATTCGATTTCATTCCATTCCATTCCATTATACCAATTCGCCAATGACCGATATCGCGTCGTCGCCAATCTCAAACCTTTGCCCAATGACCCTTATGCGTATCTCTTCTTCTTCTTGAAGGCGGGTGAAATCCGCGCGGTCATAATGATGGTCTCGCGCTACAAATACGACAACAGGCGACTTCGCTTCGTTCAGTGTAGCACGAATACCCGCGAGACTAATATTTTTAATAACACACGAAAATACGACGCCCTCCACGAGAGAGCACGCTTCGCATTCATAGACCACATCGAAAATGGCGTTCTTTCCGTGAAGATATCCATTCGAATAGGTAAGTATTTTGACACTATTCGGGCGAATAAATCCTTCAGCCATACACTTTCCTTCTACGATTTTCGAGAGAATATGATTGAGTGTATCTTTGACATTACGCCCAATAATTCGAAATGGAACTTCTATTTTGCGTGTAAGTAAGATAGTCGTATATATGCCCAACTTCGGTGTTCCGGATACGGCGGCACCGGCACCGGCACCAGCACCCGACGGAGCTGGTTTACCAAATTTAGATACTCTTGCGATTGTTGTATTCATTGTTGTAGTTATATATACAATGATAATTTATTTCTCTATATGTAATCTCTCGATATCGCATAATAACGCCTCGCACGGTGTAAAAAACCATTTACGACCGTTGACCGCCTTTCGGTTGAATGCCCGCAGTAAGAATTCTTGGAATACACATAATTCTTTCTGGGTTCTCGTTTTCGTGTTTTCTGCCGTGAGTTTATATTCGTCGCCTTGGGTCGCGGGAAACTGCGACAATACTGTATTAATAATGGTAATCGCGTCGGTTTTACCTGATTGGTCGCATCGAGCCCCCTTATCGCGCTTTTTCGACATCACTTTGACTTTGAACACCAAGTATCCCATTTTAAAAAATGAAACAAAACCGACGACCATATTCATTTTCCTGATTTGTTCGGTTTGAACTTTCGCTAAAAGAAGCTCGAAGTCGCGTTCATCTTCCGGTTCAGCGGTCGTCCAATTCGATGTTTCATAACGCAGCACAACGAGTTCGAACATTTCTTTTTTTGCTTTGTTAAATAGGAGCATTCCTTTATCTTCGGGAGCGGTGGCGGTGCCTGCTGCGGCGGATGCAGCTGCGGCGGTGGCGGCTCGTCGACCGACTAATGGTCGATGTATCACTTGTTGCGAATAATACTGTAATAACAACCGCTCAAATGGCGGTAGGGTCGCGACTCTCACCGCTCCTGCTGATGCTGCCGTTCCTTGGGATTCCATCGAACGATTATTCTTCTCATACAAATAATTAAGCAGCGTCATTGATTCGTCGAATGAGAGATGTTCGAGTAAATTGGCGATGATGAGCTCGTATAGGTCTTCTTTCGATATTTGAAACTCCTCCGTTTGAGAGATTTGCTCGATGACCTTGCCACAATAGTAATACCACTCATCCTGTTCCTTTGTCGGTTTTTCATATACAGTTTTACACGTTTCAAATGTATCCATTAGCATTGTTATTGTTTCTTCTGCTGTATTCACGGCTTCGGCAGCGGCGGCATCAGCGGCGGCGGCATCAGCGGCGGGGGCAGCAGCAGCAGCAGCAGGAGCGACCGGCTGTTTATTTGCCAGTATTTTTTCAACCACCTTCTTATTCGGGACGGCAGTGGACGCGGACGCGGACGCCACTGGCAGAATACCCAAATAATCCTCCGTTATATTTTCTGGAAGAGGATATTCTATCGCGGCGTGCTTATAAGGAACAGGAACACTTCGCTCGTAGATACTGATACGCTTGTCCGTCAATTCAATCGGCTGAAATAAATAATAGTCCCCGACATTGACAAGTCGCCCGAGACGACCATATTTGTCATTTACATATTCGTTTGTGTCAGTGACCATCTGTGTGAGTGCTAGATTAATCTGTGCGATTGGATAATGTCGAACCGCGTTTACGTGCGCGATGATACCATTCGGGCCGGTCTTTTTATAAAAAAAAGCATCCTTGTATAAATCGCGTATTTTATGTATGATTTTATCCAAATTCATCGACATAAATTTCTCGTTGAATGTATCAACACGAACATCGCTCTCGCCGTGGCCATTGCCGTGGCCGTTGCCATCACCGTCACCGTCACTGTCGCTGTCACTGTCTACGCCATACAAATCATTCTGTTCTTGTATCGGTCGCCCATTTGAAAATGTCGGGCGGCATACGTATTCACAGCGTTCCATATAATCGCATAATGCCGAATAAGGTCGCGCGCCTACTTGATAGCTGATTTGCTTGCGTGATGAGAGATTTTGCTGAACGACCTGGTTGAGTTGTGCCGCGGTTTGTGTATTGTGTTGAACATTAAGAAGACAGTCAACCGCCGATGTGCGGAGCACACGAGAGACGGCCCCAATCTTCACCGCCTTGAATTCGGAGAGTCGGTATAAATAAAGGTCGATGGCTTCAATATCCGGGTTCGAGAGAACTGACCCGTATAAATACAATTCCACATTTCGTTGAGAGAATGGAAGACGCTTATGACTACAATTACGGATAGCTCGACCAATAATTTGCTCGAGTAGATTCATATTATACCACGGTTCAAGGATATGAACCTGGCGAATATTTTTAAAGTCGAGGCCTTCACTTCCCGCGACAGAGATAATAACGACCTTCACATTTTCGCCGTATGTATTATTTTCGTTCGTGAGTGCCTTCAGTTCATATAAATTATCCGGAGAGATGGTCGGGTCGCCCGTGATAACCGAATATCGGGCTGGGCGAAAGGGTTGGTTCGGGAATTGAAGTTGATGTTGGCGATAAGGCAGCATCGTAATTGAATCAATGTTCTGTGTGGGTTTGTTACGAAAAAGCGACGAATTCCCGCCAGCCACGCTATAGCGTGTAAACCCGAGTTCTTCTAAAGCAAGAGCGATAGGCACAACCCCGCCGTCGATATACTGACTATACACGAGGATTATCCCGTCACTCGTCATAATCTTGTCTGTGATATTCTTGATTTTCGCAGAATAACGCCCGATATTTTCTGGTGCGAATATCCGCGACGACGCTTTTGTCGTTGTTTCGCTGCTAGGTAATTTAAACGCGCGTGTGAATTCGGGGCGGTATTCGAAATTCAATCGCATGGATGGGTTGCCAACCTCTTCATAGGACATAATATATCGCAACCCTTCTTTCCCGATACACGCTGTAATATCGAACTCGTCGTTTGGATTGTTGATATACTCGATGAGAGATGGATGTGGATATACAATATTCAGCGCTTCAAGCGGCTTTTGGACGGCAGCATATCCAATTGTATCCATATTTTCAAATGACGGGAAATCTTCGGTTTCGACTACTGTAGATTCGTTGATTTCGGCGGGGACGGCGGCGGCAGCGGCGATAGCAGCGGCCTTTTTGCCCTTACCTTTGCCCTTGCCCTTGCCCTTGCCTTTGCCTTCTGCTTCCGCCGCTTCCGCCGCCGCCGCCACCGCCACCGCCGCTTTCTTCCGCCGAACCATTGCTCTCTTCTTGTAAAGATACATTGCTTTCATATCATTGATAGTAAAACGATACGCCGCCTCTTGAATATCGCCAACACGCGTAATATATACATCAATGTGTTCAATCGGCTGGTCAATATGGCGACCGTTTAATTGAGTGCGTGGATACCCGCCACCGCGTAAGCGCTCTAAAAGCGAGAATTCGGGAGAGTGTTCTCTCGGATATATCCGATAAGGAAATGTATACGGGTTCTCACCGCGCACAAATGAAACATATCCCGTCGCCTTACGAACCAGCAAATCTTTTCCAATCTCTCGACCATCCGAATCCACACGAAAATTACCGCGGTCATCGAATACATCCGCGATATCTATCGTCGCACGCCGGTCATTCAAGTTCATCAAGTTAATCAACCAGACAATCTCCTTATAACTGTTATACATCGGTGTGCCTGATAACAGTAACAGCCGCACATTGTTTACCTTTTGAACGATTTGATACAATATCTTGGCAACGCGTTTATCGCGGTTATCGTCAGTAATGCGAATATTGTGAACTTCGTCGATAATAATAAGTGTATTCGCAAATAATTTACGCAACTTCGCGACAGAAAGCGACTCGATGGCGAGAGTCTCCATTTCCGCCGCCTTGGCGACATCCGCGGCAGATTTACGGCCTTTTTTGGCCGCGGCCGCCCCCGCCCCCGCCCCCGCCCCCGAGTCCGCTTTCCTGCGTCGAGATTCTTCTATGACAGCATCATCTTGCGAAATACCGATACTCGACGCTTGTGTTCGTGCATAATTCGCGAATTCATTATACCCGAAAAATAAGTAATGCGATGAAATAAGCCGCTGAATTTGTTTAACGATTTTGTCTCGGGTCAGCCCCTTCATATTCATCGGGTTGATTTCCTTGATAAATTTGTTGCCAGTGCACGCACGAATATTCCATACACCCGGCTCAATCTCTCGAAGTTCGCGTTCATCAAATAACTGAAGCCGGAAATTCTCTTGAACATTTGGCGAAGCAATTACGATGATTTGCTGCATAATCCCCATCTGTTTCATATAATCTCGCATTTCCTCCGCCACGCTGATTGCTGAACACGTCTTTCCGGTGCCAAGACCGTGATATAACAACAAACTATTATATGGTGTCTCAACGGAGAGAAAGTTACGGACGAATTGCTGGTTTGGAGCAAGCTCGATTTGAGCATTACACAATATTTCCGCCTCTTCTTCCACATTCTTCGTATTATCGACATCCATCTTTGTATCGAAGAATTCCTTTCGAAGGGCGATTTTGGTATTGAAATTTGTGTCGTTAAGTGTAGGGTAGAGGCCCTTGACTGCTTTGGCAGCAACCTCGCCGCCTTCGCCTTCGCCCCGTAATATTCCAATATCGTGTAATGTCATCTCTCGTTCGAGCAATTCTTTTTTCAAGAGGAGTTTATTGAACTCCTTACTAAATGGATTATTAATCTCTTCCGGTTTCAGGCGTTTCCGCCCTTCTTCCAAGTCGCGTTTCATCGACGCGATTCGGCTTTTTGGGTCGATTGGTTTCGGTTTCGGTTTAATTGTGCGGGGGGGCTTACCGCTGGCGGCTGCTCCCGTTCCCGAAGCAATCACCGCCGCTGGATTATCGGGCATAGCAGCGAGATTTGCCGATGCTACCGAAGCAACCGATATTTCAATAGGGACATTTTCTTGTTCTTCGGCCATTTATTATTATTATTATTATTATTATTATTATATCAATGAAACAATAGTCCTTTATATATCTACACGAAATAAAAAGGACTTAATATATTCTATAGCGGGACAATATGTTATTGACTTTACGAACAATCCCGATTTTTTCTAAATTGTAGGGGCGTATCGTCTCGATACACTCGTCAAACGACATCCATTTCAATAGTCCTACCTCCATAATGTCGTGTGCCTTTTTCGGCTTCTTATCTAAATCCACCATCGCCAGAAAATACTTCTGTTTATAACACTTCATATCCGACCCCATAAATATCTCTTCAAACGGCGCGATATTTTGTATCACATTATCAATCCCTATATCATACCCAGTCTCTTCGAGGCATTCTCTCAAAGCACACGGCAGGTCTTTTTCGTTATAATTACGACGCCCTTTCGGAAATCCCCACTCGGTTTCTGTCCACCGAGTTGTCGACTCTTCAATGAATTGATGAAGTGTCTTTATGCGTCCGTCCTTCGTTCGTATTCCACCGAGAACCTGGCGGTATTTCTCAAACGAAATATGCTCTTCGTTTTTATATTGGCTGCCTCTCGTGTATTCCCCCCATAACAACCGCCATAATTGCTCGAAAGTGAGACGCAACAGGTTCGCTTTTTCGGTCATCGTCATTTCGTCGATAATTCGTTGGATATATGCTTCGTCGTTGAGAGAATATTTGCCACGAACAAAATCAACGAAACCGAAAGAGTCGCGGCGGCGTATCATTAGAAACTCGGGGCCGGAATCACCGCAACGAAACGCGATAACGCCGATACTTGTAATCGGGGCTCGGCAATTATTATACACGTGATTTGTGCGGTTACAATTGTTACAGAAATACTTGGTTGTATCGCCGCCGCTGGTGCCTCCTCCTCCTCCTCCGCCTCCTCCGCCGCTGCCGCTGCCTCCGCCAGTTTCATTCAGGGTTGATTTGACTGACCCGCCGCCGCCATTGCCCCCGCCACCCCCGGCATTTCTAGTTCGATGGTTGCGCAATTGACTAATCTCAAGATATGATAATGCTGATTTAGGATTATTTAGTTTTTGCTTTTCTACATCTATTACTTCGGCTACCGCTACCGCTGCCGCTGCCGCTTGTGCGTGTGCTTGCTCCATTTTTGAATTCGCTTATCGTAGTTCTATTATTGTTTTTATGTCATTTCATAATAAGCAGCGACAATGCTCAAACTTGACGCGACGGTATGGGGACCTCAATACTGGTTCGTGTTGATGACTGCTGCTGTCAATTATCCAGACCACGTCAATGATGTCACTCGTAAAAAATATTATGATTTCATCCATAATTTCTCAATGCTTATTCCACACCCCGAGATGTCGGCGGAATTCGACCGAATGCTAGATAAATACCCGGTCACGCCATATTTAGACAGCCGCGATTCATTTATTCGATGGGTTCATTTCATTCATAATCGGTATAATGTTCTCTTGATGAAGGATGAGATGTCTTTACACGACGCACTCGAGAGATATTATCTACATTATCGCCCGAAGTCGGTTCGAATACTGGAAGAGCTGAAATATCGAGAGAAGCTCGTATATCTCTTATTACTGGCAGGATTGGGGTATGCTGCCTATTATTATCATAATCGGTGAAACGGTCGGTTTTATTGTGATGATGATGTTTACCATAATAAGTTGATTTATTTAGTTAATTATAAATATATTATTTTATTATAATAATACAGGAACGGTTTAATTACGTAAAGATGTCTAATGTTGATGACCTTAGTGATGAATTTGGTAGAATGGCAAGTTTAAACCCACCTAACAAACAAGGGTGGGGCAGCAAAGCAAGTGTTGGTTCTGACGGAAAAATAACGCATACTTTATCGCACGGAAGTTGGGGGTAAGCCTCCACATTCCAGTGGAGGTAAACACCGAAAAAGTAAACAAAATAAATCGCGTTATCGTAAGAAATACAAAGGAACACGCAATAACAAAACGCATCGTTATAGAAAATAATGTATTATTTTAGTCATATTATATAAAATTTAATAAATATTATATGATATGGTAAAAACCGAATATATAGTATTTCTTATAACTGCTGCTCTTATTGTTAATACATACTACGATGGACAACCGTTAAAGATGTTTCAAACGAACCAGAAGTGGATTAAAATGGCGACATTTGGGTTCATCGGTCTCTCGCTGTTTCTATTTTTGCGCCGCAATCCGGACAACTCTAGGCAGTTGTTATTTCACGCCAATGATATTATTAAGTATATGCCGATAAGCAAAGGAACGGCAGATATGATAACACCGTTTTTTGATATGACGGGGAGGGTTCCGCCCCCCAACGACGGTGGTCTAATGGCTGGTTCAATGGGGGCGAGAATGGCACAACCGTCGTTGGGGGGCGGAACCCCCGGGGCAAGAATGGCACAACCGTCGTCGCTCATTGACGCAACCAATCGCACTCCGTCGTTGGGGGGCGGAACCCCCGGCGGAACCCCCGGCGCAACCCCCGCCGAGCGTCGTCTTCTCAACTCCGGTAAGGGCTCTAGCAAGCGAAGTGTAAGTGAAACAAAGAAAAAATATGTAGCAGCACAACAAGGGTGGAAATGCGGCGATTGTCAGCGACAACTTCCAGCTTGGTTTGAAGTTGACCACGTCATCGCTTTAGAACACGGCGGGTCTAACCACGTGGATAATTTAGTCGCATTATGCCGCGATTGTCACGGGAAGAAAACCGCGATGTCGTTTTTATAAACTATTCTGTTGGATATGCTCTTTGCGAATCGTAGGCATTGCGACATTATTATATCTTATAATAATAACTGGGTATTGTTATCATTATACATAATAGTAGTAAATGGCGGAAGATAGTGAATCTATCTCTGGCGTTAGTAATGATACACCGTCATCCAACAATAACAAATCTTCTTCAGGTTTATTGAACTATATCCCAGTCATTATTATCGCTATCATATTACTCATCGGGTTTGTTACGTGGGACTTAATGACGGGTAATTGGCCAATCTTTGTATCACTCATTCTTACATTTATATACGTGGCTTATGTTCATTATTTATCTCCAAAACGCTTTATTGCCATGAAGAAGGATGACAACCTTACAATATTACCACAAGCTCCAGATGGCCGTAGTGGAATATTTGATAATCTTGGAGGGTCAGAAATATTTATGCGATACGGAGTTCCATTAATTTTATTTGTCGCTGGTCTGGGTATGGGTCTCGGTAGTATTAATTTATCCGATAAAATGGACAATGTTGACCTTACGCGCACAATGATAGGTATTGGTTCAATAATGTTAATTATAGGGGTTCTTCGGGGTGCTTGGGGTATATACAAAAAAATAAAGAGTGACGGAGGAGACGGTGGTTCAGTTTCTTTTCTGCCTGTTATCATATCAATTGCTATTGGTATTCCGTTGATTGTTCGGGGGAAACAAATTCAAGATAAAAATGAGGAAATAAGTAAGGACGCGAGTATCAGTAAAGATACTCAAAAGGAAATTACAGAAGGTGCTGCTGATGTAGCGCTGGGAACAGGATTGTTTTTTCAGATTGTCGGTTTTATGGTGGCAGGTCATTTGATTTGGATAAATTCGAAAGTTGTCCTTACTATGAAGACGAAAAACTTCATTGGACTTACTATATTTGTCGTAATGTTGATATTATCGTCTATTTCCCTGGCAGCAAGCCAGAAAGACGAGAAGATCCCTGGTGCTAAAGACTTATCTACATACGGACAAAAGGTATATTTAGTTCACGGTATTATTTGGTTGATTGCTATGGTTGGTTTATTGCTCTCAATATTTGGACAGAGTAAGCAATATGATTTTCATAATGTAATGCGATTTATATTGATTGTTATTGTAATTGGTGTCGGCTATATTACATTTCCGACAATTGTTCAAACAAACCTTATTAAAACCCCAACTGTCGGCGACAAAGATTTTGAAAAAAGCGAATATTATCAACAACTGCGAACGGAAGTTATAAAGGAATTGCAAAAAAAAGACCCGAATGCAACGACTGGCGGACGCGAATTTAACGAAGCAATAGAAACCCGACTTTCGGAAGAAAAGAAAAAATCAGAAACACCTACATCTGCTATGCTGTGGACCTCTGTCGGGGTTTCAATATTTATCGTAGGATTTATCTTTTGGTGTACAAAAGAGAGACTCTACTTAGTGGGGAATGGTGAAGACAGCAAGACGCTACCGCTAAGTATAACCGAGTTTAAGGACAAAATAATAGACGATAAAATGACCTCTGATGATTGGGATAAAGAATTGGGACAGACTGATATTCCGTTGACGGTTCGTTTCGCCAAATGGTTTTCACTCATACCATTCCTATCGATGATTCTTCTCTTGATGTGGGTCTCTGTTCTTTTCACAAATGTGACAACATCTGCCAAGACGAGTGATTGGATTGCCAGTAAATTCAGCGGCGATATGTTCCCACGCGTAAAAGAGCTCATCGACGCGTTTTTTATTGTTCTCATCGTCGGGTTTGTATTATGTGCGATTATGTTGCTTCCGTTTGTCAAAGAAATGAATATCGGTGGTCTCGAATCTATTCTCACATTCGCCGAGTCGGTTCAGGTGTGGCAGTTTAATAACAATGATGGCCAAACAACTATTAGTATAGTAAAAGGAGTATTCGGGGCAATTGGCGCGGTCATTGTTGTCCTCGGCGCTGGTTTATCGTGGTGGTGGAAATATTTAGGTGATAATAAAACCGATATTTTTGAAAATACGACAAAACCCGCCGTCCCAGAGAACTGGGGATGGGCAATCGCGTTCGTTGTTCTTCTCGCGGTATGGGCCATTCCTACCGGTTTTCATCTAACGGCAGGAACTCAACCGGATTTTCAGAAAGAAAATATACTGAAACGAATATTACGGTCGATTTTGACAACGGTCTACCTTGTTCCGTGGTTCATCATCGTTCTTTTCCGTCTTGGGTTATACAGTGTTGCTTCATTGACCGGTTTACTTGAATTCGAAAAAAAACGCGATGATACGATTGAATTATTGAAATTCTGGAAGTGGGGGACGACCACTGAAGAAGATAACGTTAAATATTTCCCAGACCTTCGTTTGTTTCCGCTCGACGATAGCCCACCGAAACCGAAAGATGTGAGTTCAGTTCCTTTTTCCGCCGCCGATGCCGCCGCCGATGCCGCCGCCGATGCCGCCCCCGATGCCGCCGCCGATGCCGCCGCCGATGCCGCCCCCGAGACCGATACGAATGCTCCCGCCGTTAGCTTCAATGAAACCAAAGTGAATGCTGTCGGGACGCTGATTAAAACACTACTTCTTACAATGGCATTCGTCATTGTGATTCTCGTGGTTGTCTATTATGTGTATAAGATTGATGCCGAGTTCGTCAATCCCGGTGGCGATGCTGCCAGTAAAGCATCCGGCGGGATAATGGCGAATCTAGACTCCCCCACTGCCCATATCATTTATTTTATTATTACAATCGTCGGTATCGCAGGTCTTGTCGCGTATCTCCGAGAGAAGTTCAAGACGGCCAATAACAATAAAAACCCGGAGGATTATTTGTTCGATGATATGAAAACAGAAGACGAGACCAAACCACTTCGTCAGCTCGCGTTCGGCGCTACGCATATCATCTATGTCATCCTGATGGTCATTGTCTGGGTATATGACCGCGACAAGGATGACAAGAGCAAAATGTCTGTAACCGGAATGACGGTTCTTGGTATTGCGATTCTCTTCTTTCATTACGGGCTTGAATTTATGGATACGATGAAAACGCAAGAACCGGCGGCGGCGGCGGCGGCGGTGGAGGCGGTGGAGGAGGAGGCGGAGAAGAAGGAAGCGGCAGCCGCGGGAGAGAAACCCTCAGTGACCGACCTTTTCACGAATATTCGTTTCGTCATCAACACCGTGTTTTTCATCGTCCTCTGTGCCCTTGCCTATTATAAACAGCACGGAGCTATGGTCGCGTTAATCCTAGCAATGTTCATCTTTCATCTTACAAAGTCCGCACTCGGCGTGAAGTTATTGAAATTGTTATGGTTAGGTATTATTTATATTCCGTGTCTGTTCCTCGACCTCATTCAGTCGTCTCAGGGAGCAGTCGGCGATACTACACGACCCATCTGGATTATTCTTGCGATTGAAATACTCCTTATTGCGATATTATACGGAGGCCCCTATCTCATCAATTATATTGGTGCGTCTGCTTCACAAATCGTCGCTGCCCCCGTTTCCTTGAAAGAGAAATATGACACAAACCTGACAACACAAAGCGAGCAAATCTTCATTTACCATAATACGGGTATGGACCGGACACCTGCCGACGATGCCGCCAACTGTCCTATCGAAGAAAAGAAGCGGTATAATTATTCGATTTCAGGGTGGTTTTTATTGAATAATGCGTCTTCCTCCGTGAACCAGGATTTAGAGATATTCGATTTCGGCGGCGTTCCAAAAATGACCTATAATACAGCAAATGCCGAATTGAAACTCAAATGTAACATCATCGATATAACAAGTAATTTACCCATCGACGCCGACGGAACAGAGATTTACAATTCGAAGACGGCATATAACGCGATAATTCGCGGGAAATCGACGGAGGCCCAAACGAAGCTTCGTATGCTTCAAGACAAAGAAGACGCCGACCTTGATGTCAGTATTCCTCTTCAAAAATGGAATTATTTTGTGGTGAATTACAACGGAAAGACGATGGACCTTTTCCTGAATACCAAACTAATTTTCAAGAGCGACTTCATTATGCCAGATATTCAGTTGAAGCCGATAACTGTGGGCGACACGACCAACCGTAAAGGGCTGAATGGGTCGGTTTGTAATTTTGCATTTCATAAGACACCCCTTACAAAGGAACAAATACGATGGACATATACGATGTTTAAATCGCTTGACCCACCGTTGATTGGTATGAAAACAATACAGGATGATGTCAAAGAGGCCGGAACCACGGTTGCTGCCGAATTATCCAAGTAAATAATATATACATTAATTATACAAAGAATATGAATTCAAAATTAGTTCTAGCAGTAATCGTTATTTTATTATTGTTGTATGTCATTTTTAAGGCATTGACAACGAATTATACCACTTTAGGAACGATGCAAAAATGGACAAATAAAACAACATTACAGGGTTCCAATTTACCTAATAGTTTTAAAGCGAATAGTGCTGTATCGATATGGTTTTACATTAAAAAGTGGGTAAATGGTGCGAAAATTATTTCATTTCATTCGAATGCAACTGGCACTGACGCCATTTTTCAGGCGCAATTCAAACATAACACGAATACCATCCAGATATTCCCTAGGTCTGGAATATCCGACAGCGACACCTGTGAAATTGCAGATTTCCCACTTCAAAAATGGGTCAATCTCATCGTGAGTTTTAACGGGTCGGCGATGGATGTCTATGTCGATGGCAAATTAGTGAAATCGTGTGTTGTAAATATGGGCTCAAGGTTAGGTCAGACCAAAGCAATTATGTTAGGCGATGAGGTTCCTTTGCCCAACGATGTCGGCTTTATCACCAATGTGAAACTGAAAGCCGCGCCAGTTGCCCCTCAAGAAGCGTGGGACATCTACTCGCAAGGTTTCGGTGGAAGCCCCTGGAGCGACCTCCTCAACAAGTATAAGGTGAAGTTGAGCTTCATTGTCGATAATCAAGAGCAGGCAAGTGTTAGCACATAAATTCGCATCACGAAAAATCTATACACATAAACGACGATTTGTGTATAGATTGTTTTTTTATTCGATTATAATAGTAAGGATATAACAATAATGAGTGAAAGCGGCGGCGACGGCGGCGGCGGATTTTTAAACGGATTGACATCAAGTTTTTCAAAACCGAGTGATGCAGGTCTTTCTTCTAGCAGCGGTAGTGGCGGAGGTTTCGGTCTACGCGATTTTATGGAATCCAATAGTCTCGTCGCGAAGTTTGCCTTTATTTTAATGGTGTTTATCGTATTTTCCGTGGCAGTGAAGCTCTCCATCATCGGATTGTCGTTTTTGATGCTTCCATCTTCGTCACCTTATGTATTGGACGGAACTGCCAATACAGAAGATATGGCAATGACTATTTCGCAAGACCCGTCAAAGGAAGGCTCGATTTTCATTTCGAGGTCGATGAATGAGGACGGTGGTTTAGAATATACGTGGTCAGCGTGGTTTTTCGTGAATCAAGTCCCGCTTAAAAGGGAAGTTTATTCCAGAATCTTTAGCAAAGGTGGCGAAGGAACAAAGCATCAGGATGAAGGTCTATACTATCCAAATAACGCCCCAGGATTATATATTCGTTTCACAAATTCTGTGACTGATACAAATCCCGACCGCACAGACTCGGGCGTAAATGTATCGTTACTTGCCGTGGTCGATGTGAGCGGAAAGAATGACAATACTGCCGATAAGAAAATGAATTTACACGAACGCCTCATCGCGACGGATATTCCTATTAAAAACTGGGTGAATGCCGTGATTCGTGTGACGAATAATGTAATCGATTTGTATATCAATGGTCGTCTAGCACAGCGCCGCAAGACTGCTGGCATTCCTTTACAGAATTACGGAAAGGTGAATATCGGCGAGGCGAAAGCGGCAAACCGTTTTAGTGGATATATTTCGACTATCCAGTATTTCAACTATTCGATTGGTTCGACTAAGATTAAGAGCATTGTGGATGAGGGGCCGCGAATGAAGATGGTTACAGCTACCGGAGAAGCATCCAATACAAAGGACCTCGGCTCGTATTTGTCGAATAATTGGTATATGCGGTAATATTTTTTTACATTATCATATCAGCAATACTGGTGTAAAAAAATATAAAATGCCGGCGACGCAGACAATATGGACGCCAAATTTGTTACAAGACAATCCGGACAATGTAAACAACCCAGGCGCCGTATATTTTGAAAACACAGATGAAAATGGAAATCCGTTTCGTTACAACATTTATGCTTTACAGTATGCGACGACATTCAAACTTTTACCAGGGACATTCACAATTCCTAGCAGCGAACCAGGTGTCGGGTCGCGTGATACAGATATTCCTGCGTCTGTTTTCGAACAACGACGCACCCTTATCGGTGTCATTCCGCTGATTAATTTGTCATCCAATAACCAGTATTCGGATTATCCGATTCGGTTTTCATTTCCGACAAACAATTACGCTGTCTCCGTAGCACGGTTAGACCGCGACTATTATGTCATTCCTCAGGCGGGAAGCGGACCTTCAAATCAGGAAAATGAAGATGGTTTATATAAAAATCCCGGCGCCGAAAATGTTCGTCTGCCATATCGAAATATGCTCATCATCAACGGTGTATATGATGTTTCTGGCGGGTTTCGTTACGGCCAAAACTCTATCGTTGTTCGAATGGAAATGAAACAAGCCGCGACTCCCGCTCATTTTGACCCATCATACAACGAAAAGAAAATTCTGGTGCCGCTGACTATCTCGAAATCAGATACCACTATCAGTCTTAATCTACCTTTTACTGGGGCTGGGGCTACTAAAAATAATTCAATACCGAACTCGTCGGGTGAAATCGTGCGCGAATGGCTCGATGGAGGCATTGATTTGAATTTCGCGGATTTCGCACGGACGAACCGTGTAAATATACAAACGGGTGAGCCGGATTATGGGGATATTGTATAT